GGGTATCAAAATCCGTGGTACTGGCTGCGCCACCAAGGGCACGATGGCCAGGGGGCCGATGGCGTGAACTACACGCAACTCAGCAACGCCATCCAGGCGTATACCGAAAACCCGAGCAGCGATTTCGTTGCTCAGATACCCGTTTTCGTTCAACAAGCTGAGCAGCGCATCTACAACACGGTTCAGTTTCCGTCCCTGCGCAAGAACATGACGGGTGTTGTCTCAAACGGCAACAAGTATTTGTCCGCGCCGAGCGACTTTCTATCCGTCTATTCTCTAGCCGTTATCACGGATGTGACGGGCGGTAACTTGAACACAGGTACATACGAGTACCTGCTGAACAAGGACGTGAACTTCATTCGGCAGGCGTACCCTACGCCGCAAGACACTGGCGTACCGCGCTACTATGCGCTGTTCGGCCCCACGGTGAATGGCGGATCCATCACAAACGAACTGACGTTTCTTCTTGGCCCAACGCCCAACGCCAACTACAGCGTCGAGCTTCACTATTACTACTACCCAGAGTCAATCACCACGGCCAACACCACTTGGCTGGGCGATAACTTTGACACTGTACTGCTTTACGGCTCGCTGGTGGAAGCCTACACCTACATGAAGGGTGAGCAGGACATGATGGCTATGTACAACCAGAAGTACATGGAAGCATTGGCCCTGGCCAAGCGCCTCGGTGACGGTTTGGAGCGCAGCGATGCGTACCGCAGTGGCCAGTCGCGTCTGGCTCCGCTGCCGCAGAATAACGGGGTCAAGTAATGCCCATCGAGCAAGGCGCGACCAATCAGTTCAAGGTGGGCATGGCTTCGGGCCAGTTCAACTTCAGCACTGACACGTTTAAGATGGCGCTCTACACGGGCGGTGCCAGTATTGGGCCGACTACGGCTGCGTACACCAGCGCAAGCGAGACGTCTGGTACGGGCTACACGGCAGGTGGTGAGATCGTCACGGTGTCTGTGGCGCCTACCACCGGCCCTGATCCAAACAACACGACAATGTATTTGTCGTTCGCAAACGTCACGTGGAACCCGGCGGCATTTACCTGCCGTGGTGCATTGATTTACAAGGCGGACGGAGTGGCCAACCCAACCGTCTGCGTTCTTGATTTTGGCGGGGACAAAACCGCCACTACATCTTTCCAAGTGCAGTTCCCGACTGCCGACAGCACCAACGCAATCATAAGGATTACTTGATGGCAACCGTTTTTACGACTAAGGGTGACATGGAAGAATCCCTCCTTGAAAAGAAGGAAGGGTTCGTTGACAATGATAACGAGTACACGACTTGGGTCGAGTATTGGCATGAGGGCGAACTTGTGCATCGGTCTGTCCATGTCACGCTGAAAAAGATGCCCGCTTTTGCAGGCGCGGAAGCCGCGTCATTTGGTTAACGAAAGGAGCCTGAAATGGCAAATACTCAGTCGATGTGCACCTCGTTTCTCGGCGAAGTGCTGACCGCTACCCACAACTTTGGTACCGCCCCCACGCGCGGCACCAGCACTGCCGACACGTTTAAGGCTGCGCTGTATCTGGCTTCGGCCACGGTCAACGCAAGCACCACGGCGTACAGCAGCACGGGCGAAGTGACCGGCACCAACTACACCGCAGGCGGTGTGACGGTGACCAACTCCACTGCCCCGCTGTCGAGCAATACCTCGACCACGGCAGGTACGGGTTACTGGACGCCTTCGGCCAGCCTGACCTATACCAACGTCACGCTGTCCACGGCGTTCGATGCGGTGTTGATCTACAACTCTACCCAGAGCAACAAGGCTGTTAGCGTGCACACCTTCGGTTCACAGACCGTGACCGCAGGTACGTTCACCTTGACGATGCCCTCGAACACCACTTCGACTGCTCTGCTGCGTCTGGCAACGACCTAAACCGACTCTGTTAAAGGAGTCGGAAGGTGCCTACCGGATGGGGCAGCGGCACCTGGAGCAGCGGCACTTGGGGTGGACTTGGTGAAACCCTAACAGGTGACGACGCTCGGGGTGCCGTTGGCACAGTAGGGGCGAATGTAACGCGCGCCCTGACGGGCGTTGCTGCCACCGGTACTCCGGGGACCATCGCCATCAATGGGCGCAATCTTGCGCTCACGGGCGTTGCTGCGTCTGGAGATGTTGGTACCGTCACTGAAACCAACAGTCCCGCAGAGGACAGCGTCCTCGCCAACGGCTTTGTTGGCACTGCATCGCCTACGACCTCTGTCGCTCTGACAGGGGTATCTGCTGCCGGAGCGGTCGGCAGTGTTGTTCAGTCTCAAAATGTTGCCCTTACTGGAGTAATTGCTGATGGCTTGGTGGGGGCGGCAACACCTGAAACCGCACTTGCTCTCACGCATGTTGAGGCCGAAGGTGTTGTAGACGATGTTGACCCGTTCCCCTTCCCGTTAATTTCCGGCCTTCACGCAGACGCTTATCCGGGCGATGTTGGAAGCGAACGCACCGTAGCCCTGACGGGCGTCAGCGCAGATGGCGCAGTTGGCACGATGGACCCCATCGTTAGCCAGAGCGCAGATGTTACCGGTGTTCAGGCAGACGGCGCCGTCAGTTCAGTCGCCACCGTTGAACTTGAAGTCGCGCTTACAGGCGTCAGTGCTTCAGGTCAGGTTGGCGACGTTGAGGAAACCAATACTCCCACGGAAGATGGTGTTGTTGCCATCGGCTCTGTTGGCACGATGGGTGTTGGCCCGCACGAGTTCACGCTTTCTGGCGATGAAGCCCAGGGCGAGATTGGTTCTGTCGTTGGCGGGATACAGATTGAGGCTTCTGGCGTCACCGCTTCCGGTGAGGTTGGCTCAATTGACGGAACTTCGCGGACGGTAGCCCTGACGGGCGTTTCTGCTGAAGGTGTCGCAGGTACTGCAACGGCAACGTCAACTCAGGCTATAACGGGTGTTTCTGCTGACGGCGCAGTTGGGGATGTCACTGAAACCATAAACCCCACCGAAGACGGTGTGGTTGCTATTGGTCAGGTTGGCGATGTCGGCAAGAGCGTCACAGTTGCGCTGAGTGGGGTTTCCGCCTCTGGCGCTCCCGGCGATGTCATATTCAACAAGATTGCGTCACTGACTGGTGTCGCGGCTTCGGGCGCGGTTGGCAGCGTCAGCATGGGCGAACGCCTAGTGGCTGTTACTGGTTGTCAGGCGATGGGTAATGTCGGAAACTTCGGAGTGTTCTACTGGAGTCTGATCGACAACGCGCAAAACGCAAATTGGAATCTGGTAAACACGGAATAGGAGCATTAAATGCCCACCACTTATACCTCTCTCATCGGCTTGGCGCTCCCCGCAACGGGTGAGTTGTCGGGCACTTGGGGCGCAACAGTCAATGACTACATCACGCAGTACGTTGATGCGGCTGTTGCCGGTGCCCAAACCATCAGCGGTTCTCAGACGGCTGTAACGCTGTCTGTTACCAACGGCACGTCGCTATCTCAAGCGGGCTCAGGCTCGACTGGCTCTGCTCAGTATCGAATCATCAACTGCACGGGCAACCCCGCCAGTGCTCTGACGGTGACAGTGCCAAGTTCTAGCCGGGCATATCTGGTCCTGAACAACACCTCGACCAACCAGACGGTGACGGTCAAGGGCGCTGCGACAACCGGTGTCACGGTGGCGGCTGCTCGGTGCGCATTGATTGCCTGGAACGGAACCGACTTTGAGTTGGTTGCCACGGACGATGCGTCCAAGATGAACGGCGTGCTGGCCGTTGCTAACGGCGGCACGGGCGCAACTACGCTCACCGGGGTGGTTAAGGGCAACGGAACCTCCGCCTTTACCGCAGGCACGGTTAGCTTGACTACGGAGGTGTCCGGCACGCTGCCTTTAGCCAACGGCGGTACAGGCCAGACATCTGCTCAAGCGGCGATTAACTCGCTTGCTGGCGCTGTTACATCAGGTCAGTATCTGCGCGGTAACGGCACCAACGTGGTGATGTCTGCTATTCAGGTGGCAGATGTTCCAACGCTGAACCAGAACACTACCGGCACGGCGTCCAACGTCACCGGTACGGTGGCTGTGGCTAACGGCGGTACTGGCGCAACAACCGCTGCTAACGCACGCACGAATCTGGGCGCGACGACGCTGGGCGCTAACGTCTTCACCATCACCAACCCAAGTGCAGTGACGTTCCCCCGCTTCAACGCGGACAACACGGTTAGCGCCCTGGATGCGGCCACCTTCCGGTCTGCCATCGGTGCAGGTACGTCAAGTACCACGGGTACCGTCACTTCCGTGTCTGGAACGGGTACGGTAAACGGCATTACGCTGACCGGCACGGTTACCTCGTCGGGCTCCCTCACTCTGGGCGGCACGCTGTCTGGTGTTAGCCTGACGACCCAGGTATCTGGCACTCTGCCAATCGCCAACGGCGGCACGGGCACGACCTCAACTACGTTCGTCAACCTTGCATCCAATGTCACCGGCACTCTGCCGGTTGCAAACGGCGGTACTGGCCAGACTTCTCTGACCGCCAACTACGCCCTGTTTGGTAACGGCACCAGCGGTGTAAACGCATCTTCGCTGCTGCAAATCGTTGGCAGTTATATTCGCCCAACGGCCTACGCCGATACGGTGGTGGCAGCAGGCAACACGGGCACAGCCCTGACGTTGACCTGTACCAACGGTAACGTGTTTACGGCAACCCTGACGGGCAATGCGACCATCACGCTGTCTTCGCCCGTTGCGTCTGGATCGTCAACTTCTCTCACGTTGATCTTGACGAACGATGGCACAGCCGGTAGAACTGTGGCTTGGGCGGGGGGCAGTTTTGTTTTCCCTGGCGGGGCAGCGTCCCTGTCTCGCACGACAACCGCAAACGCTACGGATGTCTGGGTTTTCTTTACCACGAACGGTGGAACGACGTGGTACGGCAATATCGCCATGAAGGATGTGAAGGCTTAATAGGAGCAAAAAATGGCTTTGACCCCCGAACAACAAGCAGAAGTTGATAAGCAAGCGGCCATTGCCGCAGCGCAAATAAACGCAAACGCAGGCGAAGCGGCAAAGTCTCGCAAGTTGCAGTGCCTGAACATCGCGCAGAATGTTCTGCTTGAGAACAAGCGTAATCTGCCTGTTGAGCAGCGTCAGATTACGACTGCTGAGATCACGGCGTTTGCTGCCGCCCTTGAGGCGCACATTAACGCCTGATGGAAGGCTTTGCCTACTTCCCGGCTATCGTCTACCGAGATGAGCGGCCCGACTTGGCTGAGAAGGTTCTGCCGACATGCATCCAATACCTGGATCAAGTTCGCAAGCCCGAGTGGCCGATGTCTCAGTCCGCCCATCTCGCGCACGATCCTGCTTTCAGGGAAGTGGCAGATTACCTCCTGTTGTCGTCCGTGGACTTGCTTCGCGGGCAGGGCTACGCAGTAGACAAGTACGACTTCTACCTCTCCGGCCTTTGGGCGCAGGAGATCAACCGGGGCGGCGGCACCAACGTGCATGTCCACAAGAACAGCCAGATGTGCGGTTGGTTCTTCCTCGAAACCCCGCAGAGCGGTGCGTACCCAATCTACCACGACACCCGCATGAACAAGTCCATGATCGAACTGGACTTCGTGCA